TATTCTTGCTTTTGTTGGTCCCATTTACTATTTGTTATGATGGTCCAGGTGACGACGAAGGTTATGACTGGACAATAACAACGCCAACAGGCTACTAGCACATCCTCAAGAGGTTCTATAGGTTCAAAGGCAGGAATAAATCTCCTGCCTTTTTTTATACCCTGTTGACATTGTATATATATGTGTTAACATGTGTATAGATGTTAATAGTTTAATCCTTAATTGGGGGGTCTAATTATGAAAAAGCAGAATAAATTTAAAGAGCTTAAGATACAAAAAGTTGGTAAGAGTTTAAAAATAACTTTTGATGATAAAATCACTAAAGTTATTAAATTCAAAAAAAATAAGGATGTTCAAATCTTTATCTGTGATCCTGGGCTAGAAGAAAATAAAGAAACTAAATATAAATTGAATAATATTGATGTTTTTGTATGCCATCCTAATGATATACTTCCTAATTCAAATATAGATCCAAATGATATGGAAAACTATTTAGTAGATATAGGTCATGAGTTTGATCTGGTTTTTGATGGTTTAGCGCAAACAAGTATGGATTGGTATGATTTAGGTTAATTATGTCATCCAACTACTTTAAACCCTTTAAGGTCATCATCTTCTACTTTGACTTCTTCGTTGTAAAACTTTTTAATCTTCCTTAAAGAGTTTATTGCGGGAGCAGAGTTACGAGCCATGACAGCTTTAGTAAGCTTTAACATTTCCTTACGATATTCCGGAGACTCCATCAACGCCTTCATACCTCTACCTAGACGAAGATTTTTTAATAAACTATGCGCTACTAACCCCTTGATACCATACGCACTCCAGATTAACCCTTTCTTCAGAAGATCAGTAAACATGCTATCTTCCTCTAGACCTGTAACCTTATTTATCATTCTGTTTAAAAACGGAGTAGCCTCATCTATCGACCTCAAAACCTCTGCTTCCTTGTACTTATTAAATAACTCAGGACTTTTTTCCTTATAGGAGGATACAATGCTATCAAAATACTTCTCAGCTTTGTTTACTACATGCCTAATAGCCGGATTTTTGTCTACCTTCAACTTCGTTTTAAGATTACTTAAATCTCGCTTGAACTCTATTACCTCATCTAATCCTATAGAACCTTTATCTAAAGCATTATCTAAATCTCTGCCAAACCTCCTTAGCACATCTTTATGCGGCATCTTCCTGTATCCTCTGTTGGCTACATCTACAATATTATTCGCTAAAGATGTACCTTTTTTAACTAATGAGCCTGTTACAGGATCAACTTTAGTACCCAATTCTTCTACTTCTTGAAAAAGTTTATCGTATACAGGCTTTATTGATTTAACATTTATAAAAGGAGTTGTTAAAAATGTTGCGATTTTTAATGTTCTTGCTTTTTCTTCTGGGAGGAATAGCTTACCTAGGTTATATGCAGTATTTGCTAGCGCCGATGTCGTTACTGCTCTTCCTATACCTCCTGAAGAAAATGATCCCACATCTTTAAAAAACTCACCTATCCCTTCCTCTAAAGGTGTTTGAGGCTCTAAATACCCCTTAGACCATTTCTTCGTATATTCCCTCAAACCCTCAGGAGAAAATTGCGCAGATTTTTCAGATACCTGCCCCAGAAGCTCTCCTATCACATCTCGCGCATTAGAACCCTTAAAACTCTCTAAATACTGAAAAGGACTAAATGTCTCCCTTACATCTTTAGCCCCTCCAGAAAGAAAAGATATTGCCCCAGGTATAGCTCCTAACGCCCCTTCCCCTAATCTGCTTAAATATTGTAAAACTTGCCTGGTTAAACCAGAGGAAAAATTCTCTTCCATTATTTCTCCTTCTTATACCTATCTATAGTATCACTATATGCTATCACCCAATCCTTACCAGTTGATATCAACTTCAAACCTTTATCATTCTCTACTATAGTTCCTCTTCCTAGCTTCTTAGCAGATTCAGGCGTAGGCATATTACCAGTCTTACTTAAAATAGTATTTATTCTATCCCGGGTCTCCTTATAAAGCTTATTCTGATAAGGCCTTAACCTAGTTGCTATCTTCTCCTCTAAATCTATAGGTGGAATACCTTTATTCTCCCTAATAATTTCATTCATGATCTTTTGCTTCTTTATCTTAACCTTAGCCATAGCAGCCATATCTTGCAATATAGCTTCTTTACCTTCATCAGATTGATATAAAGAAGGATAAGATTTCATGATCTGTTGAGCGTCCCATTGTGTAGGCCTTGCTCCAAACGTATCTTTTAAACTTCGTAGATACCTAACACTATTCTGTTCAAAAAGGAGCATAGGATCTGTTTTAAATGCTTGTTTTTGCTGCTCAGTTAAATGCAACCCATATTCTTTACCTAACCACGAAGCAGCCGCATCTAAAAGAACATTGTAAAATGCACCAACTCTTCCCCCTAATCTGCCTTTCTTAACCATATCCAACTGCGTTTTAATGTTCTGTAAATCATCAGCCGCATCAGCAGCAGCCTTACTAATCCTAGTCCTAAACTCCCTAGTATCCCTTAAAGCCATCTGCTTTTCTTGTAATTCTTCTCTCTTTTGCTGAAGACCAAGATTAGCTAATTGTAATTGCATCTGAGGAGATAAACGTGGCTGCATTATACTTTTTGCTAGCGCAGTTTGTTCTGTTGATAATTCTTTTTGTTGTTCTGGAGGTAACTCAGCTTGCTGTTCTGCAGGTATCTCCCTTGCTGGTGGTTGCTCAGCTTGAGGAGGTTGTTCTTGAGGAGCTCCACCAAGAAGAGATTGTAATGCTTGACCTAAACCTTCTCTTTCTGCTCCTGCAAGATAGTTTTTTATCACTAGCTCTTGAAGCTTAGGAGAAAGCATGGAAATCTGAAGAGATTCTTGAGGCGCTAAACCTAAAGCAGATAATCCTGTTACCTGCTTCATTAAATCTTGCCTCTCTCTCATTTGTTGTAATTTATCTTGCAATAAAGCATTTAACCCTTCGCCTACATTTGCTCCTAATAAATAACCTATAGACGAAGTTCTTCTATTAGGCTGCAATAATAATGCTTCTAACCCTCTCATAACCCTCTCCCCGCCATTAATAATGATAACAACGACCTTAAAGTTCCAGGTTGACTTAATACACCTTGTATAAATCCAGGTTGACCAGCTTCATAATAAGGAGTAGATCTCCTAGCTAAACCCATAGTAACCATATTTTGCAATAAAGGTAAACTCCTTAAACCATACTCAGATCTCATCTGCGCTAATTGCGATTCTAAATCAGATGCAGCTCTTCCTAAAGCACTCTTAAAAGACGAAGATCCTTGAGCATTTAAAGCAGAAAACCTTTCAGCTAATGATGGTATAGTCTCTTCCCTAAACTTTGTACGCGCTATATTCTCATATGGAGAAAAATCAAAAGATAAATTCCTTAAACCTGACATGCCCATGTTTAACAAATCATTCAAAGCTGATTCCTGCTCCGGCGTATAATAAGGAATCTCTCCTTGTCTTGTTGGGCTACCAGTTAAAAATTGCCTACCTTTTCTAGAAGAAAATAAACCTCCAGCTAAAGCTCCTGCAGCAAGTAATGGAAATAATGCCATCTATTTCTCCTTAAAATTTTAAATATTCTAAAACAATATAAACCTTACTATAAGAGGTCATATCTTTGCCAGTCTTCACATAAACATTCGTATTATCTACATATAATTCCACTATGTCTGCAGTAGTAGAAGAAGAATAAGGCAACGGAATATATTTTAAATTAGCTTGATCAGTAGCAGCTCCATATATGCGCGTAAATATAAAAGAAGATGTAACATTGATATTATGAGCAACAGATTTAGTCGTATTATTAGGTAACTCTCCAAAATCTATAACTTTTCTGTATACCTGCCGAGGAGATGGTGTCGTAGTAGATGTAGATTTAAGAGAAGGATCACTAAAATATTGCTGACCACAAACATATTCAGACGTATTATATATACCCGTATCTTTGCTGTTTACAGCTAATGCCACAAGGTTCATGTTCTGATATAAACGAATAAATAACTCCCTTAAAACAGGACTCTTAATACCCGATGTAGCCTCAGTAATATCCCAAACTTGAGTAGTACCTAAAAACATACCTTCTTCGTTCATCACAATACTCCCGTAGGTTGAGTATAAAGAATCAAACCCTCTAACTCAAAGTCTGAATCAACTACGCTCTCTTCCCTCATTTGTACATCAGAAAAATAAAACCTTAATTGTATAAACTCTCCTTCACTATAAAAATAAACAGGATGCCAAAAACGATCCTGCATAGTCTCCATCATGTCATCATAAGGATAAGTATCCAACACAGATGCCCCTAAATTAACATCCGGAACTATAGTGCTTACATTCGAACCATTAGGTATACAATCCACCGTTATCTTGCCACTATCCGTTCTACTAACACAAAATAATACCTTCTCTAAAAAAAACTTATTACCACGAGCAATATATGGATTCCATTGCTTCGTCCATATTTTTATATTAGAAACTCTTGATATATACCAATTTGAAGCGTTACCAGTAAAATCAACATACCACCAAAGATCTTGGTCATATATATTAAGAGTATTACCATCTACTACATTTACTTTATAAATTGAAGGAGCATTAAAGTTAGGATCTAAGGTATTTATTTTTATATAATCTCCATCTTTAATATTATGCTCTTTTATTTGTAAGGTTACTCTTCCCTCTACTACAGTTGCACTTCGATCAACATAATTGACTACTAATAAATGTTCATTTGTAGTTTTGTCAGGATCTATGATAAATACAAACCCTTCCTGATTACCAGCTATAACAGATCGATATTGTTGATATACCACTCCTTCTGTCCATTTAAAATCTAATTCATTCCAAGATTCAGACATGTCTTGCCAGATATAATCTTTAGACTGCTCTAAATAACCAAAAGTGGTAATACTGTCATCATTAAATGCCCAAGTACCATTATTGTAATTGAAAACAAGAACTCTGTCGGGATAAACAGAATTAGAATAATTACTAGCTGAAGGAAAAGTCCAATAAACCATCTCCGTATAATAATCTCTTATACCAGCTACCCTTTTCACTCCTTCTTCTTTATTGACTAATTTAAATACTTCGTCTGGTATTTTTGTATCTATTCTTTCTACATTGACACCACTACAAGCATGAACGCCTGTTGTTCCTATAGTTAAAACTACTTTATCAAATGGTACAGAAGAGAATGTACCTTCTGATCCTAGTTCAGTATTAATCTTTTGCCATATAAAAGGAAGCATATGGTTAGCTGTATAGACTAATTCCCATGTGCTTCGTTCAAAATATACTATTAATCTATCTTTGATGAATGCTACTGAGATTATTTCTTCTTTTGTTGGAGCATCTATATAACCACCCCCTGTTGCACCAGCTTCACCTGGCTCATAAAAAGCAGATGTTGCATGAGGACTACCATTATGTGAATATCTACATCTATTTACAAAGCTATGATTAACTCCTCCGTTGGATTCTACTGTATTAAGTAAGATTAACCTATTCTTAAATGGGATTATTATTCTTGCTGTTATTATTTCGTTGCCTGCAGCTACAAGATATGCCGGTCTAAAATTATTCCAATTAGTGCCATCAAAATAAACCATATAATCAGAAGTATTAAAATTTGTAGCAAATAAAGATACATCATCTGACGCTGAACCTCTCCAATTACAAGTCCAAAAAAAATCGCTGTTAGAGCCTGTAAAAGGCGTTGCTGTATACGAATTTATCCAATAGGCGCCAGTATATTTATATATAAATTGAGTGTCAAAAGCATATGCAGTTTGATCGTTTATTGAATTATTTTCATAAAGAGCTAAACCCATTACAGGTTCAGCAGGGTAAAAATAAACATCAGTACTAGGAGCGCTGTTACTAATAGTAACCGCACCAGTAGCGGTATTATAGGTTCCGTTCCCGATTCCAAAAACTTGAAGATTAGCCAATCCACTAGTACTAACAGAATAAACATTTTCATCAACAGAAAATTGCTGTCCAACTTTATAGATATTACCCGGAACAGTTCCTGAAAAGTTTCCGCTTCCATCAGTAGTCCCTATTTTTATTCTTAATCTAGAATATAAAGGTTTAAGGATTTCGTTGGATGTATTACCTGTGTATCTAGAACCAAACCTTTTTTTTATTTTACCCCTAAAAATGTAGGCATTTTCTAATTTCTCATAAGCATCATCAGGTATTTGCCATGGAGGAAGATCTCTTTCCAAACCTATTTCTAAGGGAGCTATAAGGAAACGATCTGTTGCCATTTTATACTCCTATGGCTAAATAATATACTCCTGCTGTACCAGATGAACCAGAAATTCTATGAATAGAAACTGTTACTTTATGAGTAGATGTATCATCCCAAGAGTTAAAAAATAAACTACATGATTGATTGGTTATCGATCCATGTAAACTAACATTAATAGACAATAAGGTAGTTATTGAAGGTATTCCTGTTCCATGAGCAATATTTATTAGACCATTTCCACCATAAGCTATTCCACCTTGATAACCCCATTTCATGATAAGACCACAAGGAAGCCTACACCATCCTGGATTAGTTAAATCAGCAGTAGTGATATCATATTCATCTCCGTTGTCATGTTTTCTTACAAATAGTGATGGTTCTGGTGGGATTTTACTATTAGTTTTCACAAAAATAGCACATTCATTTACAGCTGTAGAAGGAGATGATGTTTGGTTTTGTAATGTTAAATATTTATGTTTCCCTTTATCTGCTGATGCAAAATCTACATGTTGAAGCTCAAGAAATTGTTTTAATTGAACGAAGTTTTCTTTAATTTCTGCTTGAGATTCAGAGATTTTATCTGTAGGGTTTGGAATTTCTTTATATGCCATCTTAAAAATCTCCTATTTTATTTGTTGGAGATGTTTGTCCATCATATATTGTTGCTGCTCTTTGTTGCGATAATTGAGAAATTGTTCGTCTTAAGACTAAAATTTCTTGCCTATGAAGTTCTGGAAAAATAAGATTTAAACTATTTTGGTCCATTCTTTCTTCGAATATTTTTTTAGCTGCTCCGTAGGCTATATATTGCCACCACTGAGCTAAATCAGGATTATCACCATTTTCTAGCAATATAGTAGGCCTTCTGTAAGCTTGTATTTCTACTTTATAAACTTTATCTGGTACTGGCCGAAGAATAAATTGTCCACCATGAGCAAGTAATGCTGTAGGCTTAGAAACTTTTATCGGTTCATATTGAGCATATACTTCTTCGTTTATTCCAGGACAATTAGAAAAATCAATATCAAAAGAACCTGTTTTATAGTCTATTGATCCAAAAACTGTATCTCCTTCTAATTGGCCTTGACCATTGTCATAAACTACTATTTTTTCTCCGGTAAGACCTACTGATGATATATATAAAGATTTTTGTAATATAGGCTTATACTCTAAAGTTCCAGAAAAATGGCTTTGTGTTCCTGTTCCTGTTCCTATTGTCTCTTTATAGTTTTGTGGTGGATAATAATTATAAAATTGTTGTTTAGAATTAAATAATGTTGCTACACGACCACCTATTATTAATGGTCCAGTAAACATACTGTAGATGTTTTTAATATTATAAAGATCACTATTAGGATCATCTGAATTTTCGTAAATATCTTTGTATGGCTGCGTATAAAAAATCAATGTTGTTTGCAAAATATCAAGTTTAAGTTCTTGAGGAATATCATAAAGGACAAAAGTATTGATGTAATCATCTAATTGAGCATCTGTAATTTGGCTAGTTGAAGGCGCTTTAATAAGTCGTCGTATTTTTTTCCTGATATTTTCCAATGTAGGAAGATTGGTAGAATCAGCCATGATTTCTCCTATTTTTTAGCATATTCGACTGTAAGAATATCTTTTTGTGGCTGTAATTCGTCTTCTCCGCTAAAATCTAGACTATGAAAACCAAATCTTCTTATTTTTCTTCCTATCTTTGTCGAATATTTCCCTGAGTCATCTTTTATATATTTATGAACAGGATACCAGCCTTCTGTATTAAGATGTTTTGCTACGCCATAAGGAATAGTATATTGTTCTCCGTCTACTAATGTATATTCTTGAACTTCTTCGTCTTTATATTTTCTATAAAAGAAATTGAGGGTTCCACCTGGTATTTCATAAAACTTAAAGATACCACGAACCATTTGCTTATCTCTATCTCTCTGATACTGCAATGATTTTTCTTTTTCTAACTGTCTAGTTGTTTTAGTAGAGACTTTTTTATTTTCAGCCATAAAAACTCCATAATTTATATAAGGCCCGGTTATCCGGGCCTACTTATTAAACATTAAAAGACTTACCTACCATCCAGTAAATGGTATCACTTGATGCTCCGCAAGGATCACCTTCGTTGTTACCACTGGATTCTAAACTAAGGTATATTCCACCAAAATTCTCTGTTGCAAAATCTGTAGTACCACCTGCTTCTACACCCATAGGTGTAACCGTTGCTGGAGTAAATGCTACAGCTGTTGTTGCAGGGAACGCAAATGTTGTATAACCAGTAGTATCTATATCAACAGTAATAGTGTTATTTGTCGTGTCTATAGCTACTATTTTTCCGACCTGACCATTAATTTCGGTCATACCATAAGCAGAAGGAACATTGAATCTTACATAACCACCTACTTCGTAATCATGAGTTACTGTAAGAGTGACTACAGCCTGCGATGCTTTGGTTATAGCAGATATATACCTCGTCTTTGGATAAAACTCTCCTTGGAAGTTCAGCACCCTATAAGAGCCCGTTGTACCTGCTACACCTAGTTGAGACATATATGACAATTCAAATGTCTTAGCACTAGGGTTGCAATTACCAATAGTAAAGTCTATACCACCTAATTGTTGAGCGTTTGTTACATTTATCAATCTAACGATTGCGTTATTTTGAAGTTTATTATTCCAGGCGGAGACTGTTACTACTGGTGTTGCTGCTGTAGATATAGCTGTAATGGTGCTATAAAGAGCTCCTATAGCTGAGTCTTTAGACATATCTATTTTGGATATACCTCCGAATGTTTTGGAGTTATATCCTACGCCTACTGTTGATACTGATAATGCTTGTGAAGCTGCAGCATGGTAATAAACTAGGGTATCAGTGGAATCAAGGCCGTCCATCCAAAACCATTCAACAGCATCCCATTGGGTTGAACCTGTAATATTTGTGTAATTTATTACTTTAACCCAATCGAAATCGCTTCTAATTCTTATGTTTTTTGTGTAGCCAGTGCCCACAAAGCTTCCTTGTTGGATAATTGTTCCGTTCATATCAAACTCCTTAAATTATTTTAATGTTGAACGAAGTTTAATAACCCATGCATCGTTTGTAATGACAGGCACTTCAGCGAACTTATATCCTACGGAAGCATTGAGGGCTAATGGACCATCATAGATAGGAGGCCTATATATAAATTGAGCACTATATCCATCTTGTAATATGGCAGCATATGAATCCATACCTACGCAAATGATATCGTAAATATCATTGCCTAAAAGAGAAGAGCTTGGAGTTTTAGCACCAGCTGAAGATACTAAAAATCTTAGATTACCTATAGCACCCCATTCTGATCTAAGTGCTTTCATAGGGGATGGATATTGATTAACCTGCGTAAAACCTGCTACGGAATCCAATGTTCCTACTAAATCTGTATGAGCATAAGCAAAGAAAGCATCTCTTACTGGAGCTGTACCAAACTTATCTTCACCTTCAATGCTATCTGTAATAGTTCTAGCATCTGCAGACAGAAGAGTTTTGACAACTGTATCTACGTCAGCTCTTGTTATTTCTGTAGGGTTATCGCCGTTTACACCGCCTACGCAATGGATGACTGTAGCTGTAGCTAGTAATCTATCGCGTGTAAGTTGGTCTTCTGTTTGTCTTAGAGAAATACCTAAGACTCGAGCTGCTTCATTAAGAACTGGGTCTTGAGATTGGAGCGTTACTTGTTCATTAAGTTGTATATATTGACCATAAAAGTCTATTGTTGCGTCGATATCAACAGCGCTTAACGTTTCTGCTGGGGGTGTTTCGCCTGTATTTCCAAGAGGAACGACAGCAGGATTAAGTCTGTTATATCTACGCATTCTTATAGTTGTACCACCATTTTTAGGCATACGTTTTAAAGTTGCAGCTGTTTTATGGATTAAGTAAGGAGTTGGGATTGAAAGAAGTTTATAGCTGAAACTTAACTGTACTGGTGGTGGTAGAATTGTTGTTGTAGTAATAGCCATATTTTTTCCTTAAAAATAGTTAACAAAAACTACCTTCAAGCCGGACGAAAGCTTACAATACGTCCATGGTTGGCGAGACCAATACAGCCGTAGAGATGCGAACCTCTATTTACGCACTAGATAGATAATATCAAAAAAAGACATAATTATCTATTTTGAGCAGCTTCTATCATTTCTTTATATAATTTTCGCTTTAAATCTTCGGTAAGACCATTTGCAAAAGCATTGGCGTAGGAGAGTGGTGATGAGCCTGTTGCTGGTTTAGGTTTAGCGTTATTTTTGGAGATAAGTTCTTTTTCTTGATTAGAAGTATTCATTCTTTTAATGAATTCATAAGCGGTAACAGCTTTTGAATAAATATCTTTTGTATCATTGATTGTTTTAGCTATTTCAGGGAAATTTTCTTTAAGTTTATCTATATTTTCTTTTGTAACAACAGCATCAAAGTCTGGATATTGCATTTTTAGTTTTGTTTCTACTAAAGTTACTTGTGCTTGTTGTTTATATTGTTGTAATTCTTGTTCGATTTTTTTTATTTCCTGAGAGACTTTTTTTAGGTGTTTACCTTCGACAACATCTTCTTCGCCAATATCAATATCTTCGTTGTAATTTTCTGCTACTTTTTTAGCTTGTTGTTCCTGTAACATTTTTTCATATGCAGCTAATTTTGCATATGCTTCATCTCTTTCTTTTTCGAGTTTTTCTTTAGCTTCCCTTAAAGCCTTAAAATTTTTTGCTTGAGGAGATTCTTCTGGGTTTTGCGCTTCTATTTGCTCTTGTTGATTTTCTTGTAAATTTTCTGTTTGTTCTAAAGTTGTTTGTTCTATTTCTTCGATATTTTTCTGTTCGTCCATAAATCTCCTTTAAGATTCTTCGTTATTTAATTTTTTAGCTAATTTAAGGAGGGTACCATTTTTAAAATCTAAAACAAACTTTAATAGTGCTTTTTCGTATGGATCTAAATATAAAGCATTATCCATAAGCAGTAAACATATATCTCTAGCTGGTATACACCATAAAAACTCTATTTTTTTATCTTTATAATGATATTTATAAACTGTTTGATCGTATGTTGGAGTGGGGCAGCTTTCTCTAGTTATAAAATAATTACGTATTACGTTTTTTAATAATCTATCTTTGAATGTTAGAACAGTTATATAAAAATCTTTATTAGGAAACTTTTTCAAGCCTTTATTAATAGCAATATTAATCTCGTTTTCGTATTTTTCTAACTGCCATTCTGCTTGTTCGTGTGGGATGAACTTTTCTTCTTTTCGTAGTAGTTCTAGAGATACTTCCCCTAGTGTTTTTTTCTTTTTTTTCTTCGTTTCCATGAATATATTTTTTAAAAAATTTAGACAGAAAAGAGATAATAGCTAACACTATTTACCTTTCCTCTTTTTCTTTTTATTCTTCTTCTTATTTTTCATTTCTTTGAGATTTTTTTTCACTTTTGACAATCCTGCTTCGTTGAGAGCTATTGCTATTGCTTGTTTTCTACTTTTAACTTTCTTTTTAGATTTACCTATATTGAGGGTTTTATTTTTGAATTCTCTCATTACGAGTTCAACAGCTTTTTGTTTTTGTTTTTTTGTCTTAGGTTTTCTTTCAGGCATTTTATTTCCTTTAAGTTAAGGGCGGGAAAACCCGCCCAATTGGAGAGAAAGAAAAACTACCGAGGTTTATCTTCTTTACGTTGTTTATCTATACCAGAAATAGAATCTCCTTCATAGCTTGTTCCATAAACTTCTTCTTCTGGATAATTTTTAATAATTACGTTCTGTGGAAGATTTGCAGCATTTGAGTAATCATGGTTAATCATATTGCTGTAATTATCTGAGTAGTGTCTTTTTTTCTTTTTCTTGGCCATCTCATACTCCTAAAGATTTAACAGACACTGAGGACTATCCTCAAGTTGAAGACTCCACCGCGGCTTCTTCAACCCTATCTGTTTTAGGTTCTTTTTTATCAGTTTCATTTTTAATTATTTTAGAGAGTGTAATAAGTTTCTGTAAATGAGAAATATCTATATCATCTATTTCTTTAAGAGATTTGACTAGGTTTAACAAGCCTTGCTGCTGATCTTTAACAGCTTCTGCTTTACGTTCATAGGCCAATGCTTGATTTTCTCTAACTCTACTCATTCTTTCTATACCTAATCCTTCATCAGCTATAGCTCTAGCATTAGCTAGTTTAGTTGTAGCTATTTGCTCTTGCATTTCTAATTGTTGCCTATATTTCTCGATTCTAGCAGCTTCTTCTTTCTGCGCTTCTATGAACTTTTTAAGCTCGTTTTTATTTTGTATATTAGCTGCGTCTATTATTACATCATCCGGGATAGGTATACCTATTTCTCTTAAATGTAATAATTGGGCAAATTGTACCTGTCTTTGCGTAGAAGTATTAACACCTTCTTCGATTACAGCATCGTATTTACCAAAAAGCTTATTATAGAACTGCTGGGAAGGTTTTTGCTCTATTATTCTCTCAACCTTACCAGGAGTAAAATTTTGCTGAATTACGTTTATTAACAACTTTCCCAGCAGTTTTTGCGACAGGTCGAGTTGGTCAAATAGGGATTGAAGAGTTGTAAGGCCAGCGCCTTGTCGCAACATGGAGAGGATGCCTGCCTTATCATCCATAGCTGATCCGAGCAATTCTTCGTTAACACCAGAGATTTCTTGTACTTCTCGTGCCAACATCTCGGATAGCTGAAACATAGAGGGTGATATCGATGGCGGAATAATTCTTTCTACATCTGACATTTGCGCATCTTCTTTTAATGCTAAACCTCTTCCTTGTCCAGTTAAGAAAATATCTTTTGGATTAACTAAAGCATTTTCTTTATATTTCCATCCTGAATTAATTTGCGACTCTAAAATATCTAATTCTATAGCCTTCCTGCGATTATACAGATATTGTGCATCTCTTAATCCTCTAACAACACCTTGTATTCTCATAGAGAAATCTGCAAGATCAGGTCTATAATACCCAAAAACAGGAATAAAAGGATATTGATCAATGCTTAGAGGGTTGAGGCCATTATACATAACATGACCTTCAACAACGATAGCTACTTTTATTGTAGGTATTTGCTGCTTTACAACAGTTACTTGTGGATACATAGCAAGAAATTGGTTCAATTGGTCATCTTTTTTAGAATTCCATTCAAAAGTTTCTCCTGTTTGTGTATCCACAAGCAAAGTTTGTTTTCTAAAGTCTCTGTAATAGAATTCGTCGTAGGTTAATAGATTTTTGAAGTTGGCAGCCATAGCTTCAGGCATGTACTGGAATTTATCGTCTTTATCGAAGGTATTAAATTGTTCTATTTCTTCTTTTTTATCTGGAAGGAGAGATATGCATTCTTTTTTGGATAAATAGCTACGTTTCCATATAGCATTACAATCTGATAAATCTTCTTTCTTAAAAAATGGATCGATAAGAAAGCTGTTATATGAACAATGATCGAGGAACAAGTTACCTGAAATAGGATCATCTGTGTAATCGATCCAGAGTTGTAAAAGAGATAAGCCTGTAATAAGAGCATCGTTAAAAGCTTTAGATATTGTTTCTAGCATTTGGTTTTGCTGTATTATCCAGAAAATGATCTTTGAGAACTGGTCTGCTGTTTCTTGGTCGCCATTTTCTACTGGGACTACGACAATAGATTTTCTATTTCTTCGTTGATATCCGGAGATCATGTTAATGATTCTACGAATTCTATTAAAGCTGAACTGTTTCTTAAAAGAAGCTGGAAGGTTATTATAAAGTTGTTTATAAACTGTTTGATCTCCAGCTTCGAATCTTGCATCAAGGTCTGCTTCGGCCCAATAAGATTGATTTAAAGATATGGCATCTTTATAGAAATCAGACATATATTTTAAGATATCATTATCATCTCCGTGCCAGTTTGGTTCAATAAAGCCGGCCATATTTTCTCCTAAATAGTTATAATAGCAGCAATTATTGGCCCTATTATACAAGTAATTACTGCAGTTATTATTGTTGATACTGCTATTAAATTTGAGTTACTTTCTACTTTTTCGCTATCTATTTTTCTCATTAGATTCATTAAATGGATAATTTTAAAATATTCATCTTCGGTTATTTTATCTTCGATATTTTGTGGTATTTGATAAGAAGTAATTATTGGTGATTCAGGAGGTGTTCCTTCGAGAGTTTCCATACTATTATCAGCAGAAAATGTCTGTATATTATGCTGTACCCTAGTACCTAGTTTAATAATTGCAAGTGCAGCAATAATCACACCTTTCCCGTAGCATAGAATATTAATCTTTTCTTGGAGTTGTTTATGTCTGTTATATAATTCTATAGACAGAAAAGTAGCAATATCGTAATAGTCGTACAGGCTGAAATATCTATCGTAGTCTCTTTTTCTAAAATTGAAATTAGGAAAGAGTTCAAATCTTTCTGTTGGGTTATTTTTTTTGATTTTATCTTTGACTGTTTTGATTTTTTTCTTAGCGTCTTTGAACCAATTTTTTTCGTCTGTAGGTCCTACAACGATAAAAGTATAGGGTTTAGCTACCCTGTAATAAGACAGCATAAAAAAGAAGAATATGATAAAGAATGTTATTATATATCTAACAACAAAATTTGCATTCATAAGCTATCTCCACTTTATGTAGTATCAAAAGTTTACAGCATTTGGTCAATAATCTCGGAAAAAAGGAGGAAGTTCTTTTTCTCCGTATAAAGCTTCTCTATAATTTCTTTCTATTTCTTCTGCTGACAAACCATCTCTTATTCTTGGTAGAGATAAACAGAGGTATCGGAAGGCGTCGCTGAAATGAGAAGAGCTATCATGAAGGGGAATACCTTTATAAATATTTCGTTTAGAGTCATATTCTTGTCTATATGATTCTAGTGCTGTAATAAGAGGTTTACATTTTTCTTCGTCTATCCATGTTTTAGGCAGGGTTGATCTAACAGTTTCTATACCGTCTTCTATTGGTAGATTAGGGGCTACTGTAAATCTTATTCCTAGTTGTCTTGCTTTTTCTAGTCTTGAGACGCCGGTTCCTAATTCTCGTACTTTTATATCATGGGGAGCTATATGTTTTCCGTAATTGTAGGGTAGAGCGGAGAGTTTTTTGACGTAAAATTCTAAGCCTTGGCCTGTATTTTCGTAGCAATCTATTATTCTCAGAGTTGTTCCTATTGTTTGGAAGAAGATTATTGATGTGGCATCTCTTACACCAAGGTCCCAAGCTGTGTGGACGAGGAAGGCTGGTTCCCAAGGAACTTTTGTTATTTGGTTATTAAGTCTCATTTGGTCTAAATATCTTGTGTAGTAAGCGCCTTCTACTCCTCGGTCAAAAGAGGTGTAATATTCTTGGCGTATAAGATCTTCGGACATGAGGCCTTCTGCTTTTTCTTTTTCTATAACATCAAAGGAGATATGTTGAGTATCGTCTAGTGTTAGTTTGGAGCAGAACCAATCTTCAGAATTAGAAGCTATTTGATAGAGTTCATAGAGATGATTACGTCTACCTCGAGGGGTAGATTCGAATATAGCAAAACCTTTATTAGCAACTAATATTGGTCTAAGAAACTGATAAGCTTTAGGATCTTGTAGAGCATACTCTGAAAACACGCATCCTATAGGGTTTGTGCCAACTATAGAATCTATGTTATCTGATCCTATGAGTTGTATTAGGGATCCGTTTATGAGGATGATTTTCATTTCTTGAGTGTTGGAGGATTCTATTAATTTTTGGGGGATGAAGTCTCTGAATCTTACTCCGTCATTTGTCATGGAGTCCCAAATTACTTTTTTAGCTTGGGAATATGTTGGGAATATGTAATAATAAACGCCTACTTTTTGGAGGGCTTGTCGAATGATTATATTCCAGCAAAGGAGATCTTTACCAGCGCGTCTTGGCCAAACCATTAAAATACGTCTGTACCCCTGATTCTCCAGAGCGTCTATTATCTCTTTTTGATAATCCCGGGGCTTGAACTTGTTTAAATAAATCTTTTTTTCCATCGATTACTTTAAAATGGCATAAAAAACATTCTTTTATTTTTTTTGCTTTTTCTGGTGTTTGTTCGAATTTCAAGCCGCATTCACATTGTAGGAGAAGATTACCATTGGGTAATGTACCTAATACTGTTAGTTTATTTTGAATGTTACGTGGTTTCTTTTGTGTTCTTTTCTTTGTTCTTTTCTGGAGCATTTTACGCATTTTTTATATTTTAACCTTTTCATAAAGTTATAACTGGCTTCTGATATTTCTCCGCAGGCTAAACATTTTATCTTAAAGTGCCAATGATTTTTATTAGGGCGTTTAAATTTTTCGAGTATTATAACATCTCCGAACTGCATTCCTGGTTCTAGTTTATACCTTTTTTTTATTGGTTCCTCCGGAAGAAAGAACTCGTCTGCGCTTATTACTCTCATTCTTTTCTCCTACTTTTTCGATGACTACTGTTACGTTTTTGTTATCTTCTATATCGGCTTTATATTTTGCGCGCAGTTTAAGAGCTTCTCTCCATGAATCTAGGTAAAATGGTAGGACGAACATGGAGCCTCGCGTATTGAGTTTATCTTTAAGCATGCCTATTTCTCTGCGAGTACCTAGAACCATTCTTGCGAACGTAACAGCTTCTTCGAACTTCTTTGATAAAAACATTCCCTTTTGGGCTTTACTGTAGGTTAAGCCTTTTTTTATTAGGAATTCCTCAAAGAGGAGAGCATCTGGTTTTTCTTGCAGCCATTGAATTAGCTCTTCAGCTAGCCTATCGAACTGAGCTTCTTTGTATGGTATACCTCGATACATGACGTATTCATTTTCGTCGAGGTGAGACTTTTGGTGTGGAGGCATTGTGAATGAGATTGGAGAAGTTAGCTCGATGTGGCGCCAAGATCCCTCTAATACTTTATGTTTTTTACCGTCTTTTCCTTTGATGGTGACAACCTTGCTAGACTTTTTTTCTTTTATGACGCTCATAGACGACCTTTCCGATTGTTAGGTTTAGTTTAGCACATCTGGAAGCGTTATTCAAGGAGTTTCTTAAAGAAGTCGAGGAATTCTTTTTTAGGTTCTTTTTTACGGTGTTGTTGGATTTTGGCGTGGGTTTGGGCGGCCAGTTGTTCTTGGGATTTTCTAATTTCTTTTTGGGTTTCTACGAAGTTTTCCTTGTTAAGCAATCTAGGATTAACTTCGTTGAGTATGTTGCTTATATGGGAAGGATTATTGCTTAAAAAAGAAGAATTGTTGTTTTTTTGTGGAGAAATATCTTGCGTCTTGAGCTTAGAAAATCTTTCTTTGTACTCATAGAATTCTTCTTTACTAAAAGAAACGTATTTATTTAATTTTTTTTCTCTAGTGACAGTTTGTTTATTCGAAGCGTTACGTACAGGCAGACTACTCCTGTGGTTCTTGTGTAGTAATTCGTAAGCTTTTGCGACGAAGTAGTCATCTTTGCCATAAATACATTCAAGCTTCGTAGATATACCTACGAACTTACTCTCCTTCATACTAGCATACGTTATATTTTTATAATTATTATATATATTTAAATTAATTAGGGGGAAAAACATGCATAGAATCTTGGTTATGGAGGGTAGCTGCTTTCTTAATTCTTTAAGGTATTCGGGGTATTTTCTGAGTGACTTAATGTAAGATATGAACTTGTCTGTTAGTAGATATAGGTTAGGCTTAGAAACGAAGATTTTTGCATCATAGTCAACTTTATTCCAGCCTTGATAGAATCTTTTAATGAAACCTTTCTTCTCTAAGGCTACTGTCGCTAGATGAACAGTTCTCGTATGATATTCACTCTTCTCAGCTAACCACTTCTTCGTTACATAACACTTTCTCTTACGAGACGTCATCAAAGACATCAAGAGATTTAATACCTCCGTCTCTCTCTTTTTTAACCCCCCTACGAAAATTTGACTTTTAAGATTTCTTTTTGTATACTTCATAACCCTGTGAGAATTTGACTTTTGAAATTTCTTTTTATTAAACATTATGTTCGCGGGCATTTTGTTTTTATTCATTTTTTTTCCCATTTAAAAGGGTTTGACATTTCAAAAGTCTTTGGCGTGTATTTTTTCATAATTTGCGTCCCTTTAAAATTATGAAAAAATATGTAAAAGATGAGGAGCTTATATTAGACAACTAATATAAGCTCTTTTCTTTTTTTTTGAAGAGTGTTTGACATTTTTTTTGTCAAATTTATTCTCTTTATCGTTGTAATGCTTTTTTTCATTGTGGCCCGTTTTTCTTTTTTAATAAACCTACAACAAAAATCAAAGGCTGCGTACCTTTTTTATGCGTGGCCTTTTTTCATATTGATATAAATCCCTCAGAATCTTCCTTTTAAGATATATGGACATAGATATTTTTCGAGCCTTGCAGTAATCCTTAAACCTCTTATGAAACTCCTCTGATACCCATACACCTATTCTCTTCATAATTTTCCTTAGTAAAGATCCTTTTAAAACTACTAACTCTTATAAGTTATAACCTTTCTATATATATTCAAAATATGTATGTTTTTTTTAACTCAAAGGATATAAAATGGCTAGAAGCAAAAAAGCTAAAGCTATAGGCGTAGAAGAACCTTTCGTTAACGTTTTCCCTGAACCAATAATTTCCCAAAGAAACCCCGGAACCAACGATAGATCTGAAGTTGGTACCTTGTGGGTCAATATCTCAACTAAAGACGCTTATATTTTAACCTCCGTCGCAAGTTCTTCAGCTACATGGAAAAAAATTACCTAAAAGGAGTATTATCATGGCTTCAATTAGAGTAGGATACGAAGACGTAAAAACCTTAAACTATTCATCAATAACAAATTCTTATAAGGCCGTAGGATCTCCTATACAAAACTTCTGCAGAATCCTCATCATCCAAAACCTTACAGATAAAATCATGATGTTCTCCTTCGACGGTAGCCACGACCACCTACCACTAAACGCAGAATCTTCCATAGTCCTAGACCTCACAGCTAATAAAAACTCCGATAGAGGATTCTTCTTCCCTAACGGACAACCCCTCTACGTCAAATATGTAGACGGAGCTCCTACCAAAAACGCCGTTTACCTTACAGCCCTTTATGGCGAATAGGAGGTCATTATGTCTCAAATATTTACTAAAGGAACTACCGGAGGATCAGGAGGAACAGAATTCCTCGATACCCAATTTAGAATAAAAGACGACGCCGATAATACAAAAAAACTCGCTTTCTCCGTAGGCAGTATCACAACCTCAACCACCAGAACCATAACCTTCGACGACGCTGATCTGTTAATAGCCAACATACCAACAATATTCTCCTCTGACTCTGGTACCGCAACCCCTTCTTCCAGAACCATAAAAATAGTAGGCGGTACAGGTATCAATACCTCAGCATCCTCCGATACAGTCACCATAACTTCTACTACAGGAGGCCCCGAGTTCCTAGACACACAATTCAGAATTAAAGATGACTCTGATAACACTAAGAAATTAGCATTCTCCGTAGGTAATATTACTACTTCTACAACAAGAACCATAACCTTCGACGACGCAGATCTCTCAGTAGCTAATATACCTACAACATTCTCTTCAGATTCAGGAACAGCTACCCCTTCTTCCAGAACCATAAAAATAGTAGGCACATCAAACGAAATAGAAACCTCTGGCTCCTCAGATACTATAACCATAGGTATTCCTAATAACCCAAATTTTTCAGGAACAATATCCCTAGACAGCTATCAATTTGCTAAATATGTATCCTCAGGAACAAGCCTAGTTCTAGGTAATGAGGCAGGTTATAACCTCCTCTCAGGAGGATCAAATAATACTCTTATTGGTTATAAAGCAGGAAGAGCTCTTACATTAGGTGATGCTAATATATGTATAGGCTACGAAGCTGGATTAAATATAGGAAGCTCAGCAACACATAACCTTATTATAGGACACCAAGCAGGAGGTGGTGTTGGAGGTAAAGCTAATCTAATACTTGGAAGATATGCAGGAACTAATCTTGGTTCTTCTTCGGGTTCCAATATATACTTACAAAACTCAGGAAAATCAGGCGGAGAAAGTAATGTTATTAGGATAGGAACAGATGGTTCTTCTGAAGGACAACAAAATAAATGTTACATAGCTGGTATTTATAACAATAACTCTTCTTCGTCTAAATTAGTAGCCATAGCATCAGATCATCAGTTAGCTACACAGTCCCTATCAGGCGGCGCAGGAGTAAATGTAACAACAGGTACCGGCACTATCACCCTAGATACCAATCTAAATATAAACTCCCAAACAGGAACAAGCTATACCTTAGTTCTTTCTGATGCCGGTAAATTCCTATCCATGGATAACTCTTCTGATATCACAGTAACAGTACCACCTAACTCCTCCGTTGCTTTCGAAACAGGAACCCAAATCATCATTTATCAGAAAAATACAGGAACTGTTACTATCTCCGCAGGATCAGGCGTCACTATTAACGCTCCAAACTCTGCCAATAAAACTAAAGACCAATACTCTATGGCAGCGTTAATCAAAATAGATACAGATACTTGGGTTCTAGGAGGAGATATAGAATGATAATACATGCTATCTTAGGAAGAAGATCCTCTTCTGGAGGAGAAGCCATTACCTGGACTGCCAGATCCTGGCTCAATACCACTGATACTTTGAGGGGCATAGACTGCTCCTCTTCTTATTGCTTTATAACAGGACAGGATACATCTGCAAACGGTATATCAGGATACGCATCAGATCCAACATCTACATGGACCTCCAAAAACCATGATACATCTGGATTAGTATATAGCTGTAGATACGGCAATAAATGGGCAACAGCTTCTGATGGTAAACATGTTTATACCGCTACTGATCCTACCGGAACATGGACAGATAGAACTTATCCACTTGGAGACGATGTTCCAAGAGCTTTATACTACGATGGAACATATTGGTTCTGTGGAGGAGGCGGAGGATCCACAGGACATGAATTACAATATACAACAGATATAGATGGCTCTTGGACTAATTGGTCTCCTTCTGGCGGATCTACAGTCAACGGTATAGCCTGGAATACCGATAAAAATATCTATGTCTGCGTCATGAATAGCGGCTACATGTATAGAGCTACTTCCGTTGGAGGAACATGGTCAAATGTAACATCTTCTTTTGGATCTTCTCATATCATAAGAATAGCTTATGGAGGTTCCGGGATATTCGTAGCAGTAGGTTATAGCGGTAAAATTGCAACTTCTACCGATGGTTCTACTTGGACACAACGTACATCTGGCGTATCTACAAGTCTTAGAGGTGTTGCTTACGGTAATGGTGGATGGGTTGTAGTAGGTGATGGCCCAACACTGCTTACAGCTACAGATCCTACAGGAACATGGACCAGCAGATCATCAGGCGTATCCTCAGACCTAAATAACGTACATTATGACTCCAATAGAGATCTTTTTATTGCTATAGGAGATAATGGTGTAATAACAACAGCTCAACCAGGAGTTTAATATGAGTTCAAATTTAAATGGATTAAACCCTTTAGCATATGTAGGAGTTAATCCAGATAGACCACCTAACGTATTTACCATCAATAGAGATCCCACAGCTAATGATATTTCTAACTACGTCATAGGTGATATCTGGATATATAGAACAGCAAATAGAATATACGTACTCACTAATAAAAATGGAGGCGTAGCTACTTGGCTACAACTCTCAACATCAGGAGGAGGCGATGACGTACAAACAATAGAAGCTGCCGATGGTAACTCTATTGTCCCAGATGCCAATGGTAAAGTATATATCATAGGCAACGATCCTCTCACCTCTTCAAGAGTAGATGCCAATACCATATCCATAGATTTACCTAACGGAGCAGATGGTCAACTCTTAATAGGCGGAGGATCTAACCCAGATTGGGCACACCTTACAGCAGGATCAGGCATAAATATCGTTAATGGAACACACTCTATAACCATATCAACAACCACTAAAGGCGTAGCTCCAGGAACCATCCTAAAGTTCGATAATACTATCCCAGCAGGAACATCTTACCTCGATTGCGACGGATCAATAGTAGCTCAAGCAGATTACCCAGACCTATATAATGTAATAGGCCAAAAATACCAACAACCCTCTTTTAGCTTAAAAACTAACTCTTTCACAGGAACAATACACTGCGTAGCTCATAACGGCCAGTCAGGATCAGATAGCTTATGGGTAGCAGCTGGAACAAACGGAGAACTAGCTACATCTATAGACGGAAATTCCTGGACCATGAGAACATCCGGGTTCGGAACAGATACCATCTACGGAGTAGCTCATAACCAACAAGCTTCTCCTGACGGATTATGGGTTATAGTAGGAGCTAACGGAAAATTAGCTACATCACCAGATGGCATAAACTGGACCATGAGAACAAGTAACTTCCCTGCCGGATACCATATTTACTGTGTTGCTCACAATAGAAAAGCTTCACCTAATGGATTATGGATCTGCGGAGGAACTTCAACAAGTTACTCTAAAAGCTCAGATGGTACTACATGGACCAACCACTCAACATCTACAGGCGTAGAAGACCTGAAAAAAATTATATTTAATGACGATAAATGGATATTTGTAGAAGGATCAGGCGGAGAATCCAACATAGTTTATAGTACAGACGCATCTACATGGAGCGATGTATTTACACAAAACTATTTCAGAACTAATAACACTCCAGGCTTTAAAGATATAACCTATGGCTGTAATAGATATTTCACTATCTCCGATGGCACACAAGCTAATGAACAATTATTAATATCACAAAATGGATATAACTGGATGCGAGCAGGAGATACTCTTGGAACTTATTACTACCCAACAGCCTGTAAAGCCACTACAAACAATATTCTTATAGGCCATACACGAGGACAATTATTGTTCGGAATACACGAAAACCAACCTTGGCACCAAAAAATACCTATGTTTTTACTTAACTCACCTTTTGATGAAGGATCATTAACCTCTACAGGCGATACCATTAAATGTATAGACGTAGATATTACATGCCCTGATTTATGGTGGATAGCAGTCTCAGATAATCATAAAATAGCTAAAGGAACTCCTGGATACGACTTTGCAACACATTTTCAGTTACCTTATATACCCGGATATGTAATAACTTATTAAAGGAATAATATGTCTTACGTAAAAACAGGTAAAAATCCATTAGCTTATCTTGGAGTAGAAGCTTCTACACCTCCACAGTTAATAGTCTTCGACAGAGATCCATCATCCATAGATAAAGATCATGATATAGGCACACTCTGGATCACAAAAAATCAAGATAAATTATGGATGCTTATAGACTTTGTCGATGGTAACCCTGTTTGGGTACAACTATACCCAACAGGAGCTGTAGGAGAATATATAGCTAACATAGGATCAGCTACTCCAGAAGATGGAGTTTTGAGAGTCTTAGGTGGCGATAACATCAATACCGAAGGTATCAATAACATTATTAATATACGCCTCGATGATAATCCTATTATCCCTGGAACATTAACAGTAAACTCATTAAATCAAGGCTTAGTCTACGTAAACGCTTCTCATACATTAACAACATTAGCTGATGGAACAGATGGACAACTACTTATAGGTTCTTCCTCAAACCCTCCTGCTTGGGCTCATTTAACATCTTCTGACAACTCTGTTCTTTTTACTTTTGGAAGTAACTCTATCGATATACGTGCAGTAGCCCCATCAGGAGGCGGTAATGTATCACAAATAGATACAGACTCAGGATCAGCTACTCCAACTTCAGGCATAATAAATATTTTAGGTGGCTCCAATATTCATACATCAGGAACAAGTAATATTGTCACTGTTGCCCTTGATGACAATGTTACTCTTTCTGGAACATTAACAGTAAACAACAATATTACTGCTACAAGTGGAGATATTTCTACTACATCTGGCGATATAACAGCTTCTGGATCAGTAACAGCTGGTAATGGATTAACAGTTTCTGGAACAACAACTTTATCTAGTTTAAGTAATGGTGTTGTTATAGCTAATGCTTCTGGAGTTTTATCTGCAACAAATGGAACAAATGGACAGTTACTTATTGGCGGAGGTTCTGTTCCTATATGGGCTAATTTAACCTCATCTGACTCTTCTATAACTATCACTAATGGAGCTAATAGTATAGATCTTACAGTTACAGGCGGCGGTGGAGGAGGAGCTCTTGATGAATTAGATGCAGATAGCGGTACAGCTACTCCTGTAGCAGGTGCAGTAAAAATGTATGGCTCTACTAATATACGTACTGAAGCAGCCTCTGATACCTTAAATGTATACCTAAAAGATGATGTAGTTATAGGTAACTCTTTAAAAGTAACAGGACTACAAGGCGTTGTTTACGCTGATAGCTCAGGCCTCTTTTCTGCTTCTCAAGGAACCAATAACCAAATGTATATCGGTAAAACAGGAACAGCTCCTCAATGGCTTACACCAACATCTTCAGATAGCTCCGTAACTATAACAGTAGATTTTACAGCTGGTACTATAGACTTTAAAGCAACAGGAGGAGGATCAGGAGGAGGTGATATTTCTTCTCTATCATCAGATTCTGGTACTGCTACACCTGATGGTTCAGGAGATATAAAAATAGCAGGAGGAGACAATATCAATACCTCCGCAACAGGAAATACTGTTACCGTAAACCTAGATAAATCTATTTATCTTCCTAATAGTAATCCTTCTACAAATGAAGGATTCTATTACCTTGGTGGAAAGAGAGTTTTACACAATAAAGGCGGTACATTCTTTGGAGAAAACGCCGGCAACCTAAGTTCTCCTGCTATATACAATGTCGGTATAGGAAAAGATGTATTATCTTTAGCCACAGGAGACTGTAACGTTGCTGTTGGAACTGATGCTCTTCATTATCTTACTACTGGAACTCATAATGTAGCTATAGGAACAGGTGCAGGTATAAATTATACCTCTAATGAAAGTTACAATGTTTGTATAAATCATGGCGGTGTTGCTGGGGATAACCATACTATAAGAATAGGTGCTGGAGGATATCACGTTTACATAGAAGGCATAAAAAACGAAATTTACGGAGAGCCTGTATTTATTAATCCATCAACGGGACAATTAGGCACAAATGGAACATCTACAGACGGAGAGTTACTAATAGGGTCTACTGGTAATGGAATGCGAAGAGCTCATCTAACATCTTCAGATAATTCTATAACAATAATCAATAATCCTGGATCGATAGATTTAAGATTGACTAATAGGTTAGCTTTTAGAGCTTATCAATCTGGTAATGTAGCTAATGTTACTGGTGATGGAACCACATATTACTTAGGTACTCAATCTGTTATGACTGAAGAATTTGATGATGGTAATAACTTTTATGGAGGTAATGGATCTGGCTCAGAATGTTACTTTACTGCTCCTGTAAAAGGTAAATATTACTTTACCATAGATACTTATATCACCGGCATGGAAGGAGCTGCACCTCCACCACCAGCTCCACCTGTTGATCCTGTAATGATTATAACAACAAAGAGAACGTATCAGCTCATTAACCCAGCATTATTACCAGAAGTATTTGAAGAACAATCTCTTTATTATGCAGCATTAGCAGATATGGATGTAGGAGATACATGTAGGTTTGCTGTAGCAATATTTATTAGCGGAGCAGGTAAAACAATAGGTGTAGGAGCAAACTATACAAGAGTGTCTGGATTTTTAGTAAGTAGGGGATAATTATGAGCAAAAAAAAAGGACCAGATATCACAGGCTTACAACCATTAGCATATATGGGCGTCGATCCAACTAATCCACCAGAAATAATCTATTCTCCTACTAACCCTCAAGATGAAAATATTAAAGAATATCAGTTCGGATCTTTATGGATAAATTACTCAAAAAACGAAATATATACTCTACTTAATTACGAAGAAAATTCTTCTAGATGGACAAGAATCTACCCTATAGAATCCACAGCCTTTACCTTTGTAACAGACGTCTCCGTAGCAAATGTAATAGACCATAAAATCAGAATCCTAGGACCAGGCAACCTTATCACAGAAGGCCATGATAATATCATAACTATAAACACAAGAAACGATATCTCTATTTTAGGAACATTAACAGTATCATTACTTAATCAAGGCATTTTAAGAACAAACTCTGATGGATTATTTGAAACATATAGTGATAGTAATATAACTAATGGCATGCTTCTTATAGGAAGTAATACTGATATCCCTAGATGGGATCATCTAATATCTTCTAATGGAAGTATCGTTATCACTAATGGCTCGAATTCTATAGACCTTAAAGTTAATGCAGGAACAGTAAGTCTATTAAACGCATTTACAACAGATAACGGTGATGCTGTACCAATATCAGGTGTAGTAAAAATATTAGGCGATGGAACCAATATCACTACTTCAGCTTCTTCTAATAATATAACTATCGATCTTAATTCTGCGATCTCTATAAATAACATGTCAGCAGCTTCTATAACAACAACAGGTAACATATCCTGCGTTAATGCTGCTTCTAATAACCTTATTACATGCAACAATATTACAGTTACAGGAACATCTACATTTTCTGGATTAAGTGGAGTAGTCCAAGTTGATAATGCTAATGAATTATTTGCAAATAATGGTACTGATGGCCAATTATTGATAGGAGGTGGAACAGCACCAACATGGGCCAATCTCACTTCGTCAGACAATACTGTCCTAATCACTAATGGAGTTAATAGCATAGATTTGGTAACTGTAGTAGATAAAGATAGAATCATAGCTGATAGTGGAATGGCTCTTCCTAACATAGCTAATAAAATAAAGATTCTAGGAACAACTAACATATCTACCTCCGCTTCTGGGGATGAACTAGATATTAACCTTAAAAATGATGTAATTATCGGTAACAGTTTAACAGTACCTATAAGCCAAGGTACAGTCTTCGCTGATAGCTCAAATCAACTCACAAGTAGCCAAGGGAATTCTGAGCAATTCTTGATAGGTAAAACAGGAGATAATCCAGTCTGGCTAACACCTATTTCTTCTGATGGAACAATGGTTGTAGGATTTGGAGATCCTGGATATATGAACTTTAGAGCAACAACAGGAGGAGGTGGTGGCACTGGCACTCTTGATACCCTTTCTGGAGATACAGGAACAGCTACACCTACAGCTGGAACTGTTAATATATCCGGCGGAGATAATATTAACACAACAGGCGGTGGAAGCACTATCACAGTAAATCTAGATAAATCTATATACCTACCAGACGCAGATGTAGACATGACTCAAGGAGTCTATTTCTTAGGAGGCGATAGATTTTTCCATAGGTTGACATTACAAAAAAGAAAAACATCTTCTACCCCACCAGATTATAACGCCGTAAATACTAGTTATTTTATAGGTATAAATGCAGGGCGATGTGTTGGGGTAAATGCAACAACTACAAGAGATGGAACGGAACCTAACGAAGTAATAGGTATAGGATATGAAGCTATGAACTCAGCTTCAGGTTCTAACTCTATTGGAATAGGGGCTAAAACAGAAGTCCCTTATGATGATGGTAGTGGATTATTACCAATCTATAGAGAAATAAAAAACTGCACATCTATAGGATATCAAGCTGGTGATACATACCAAGATGGTGGCGGTATTTATATAGGGACTATGGCTTCAAGAATTCCAGATCAATCTTCTATTTTACATATAGGACATCCTACCTATCATACAAAAGCTTACATACAATCTGCTATTACATCTTTAGACCCAACATGGGTTCCAGCAATGGTTGTATACAATAACGATGAATATGATGATGAATATAAAAGATTAGGTGTACCATTAGGATCATATAGCTTATCTGATGGAGATTTATATATTGGTAATAGCACGATGGGTAGATACGATATAGGTAGACTTTCTTCTTTAGATCCATCGTTAGCTATTGCTTATGGTTCCAATGAAATAAATATTAGAGAAAATTATACTGTTTGTTTTTCTGCGTATCAGAGTACTGATGTAGCTAATGTTACTGGTGATGGAACTCATTATAGACTAGGCTCTTCTGCTGTTATGAATGAGCATTTTGATTATGGTAATCATTTTTATGTAGGTGACGGAGCTGGAACAGCGGCACATTTTGAAGCGCCACAAACAGGAGTTTATTTCTTTACTGTAAGTATAGTAGCAATAGGTGTAACGACTGCTCCATCATCTGGAGATGAGTTAAGTATTTACTGTCAAATATATGATGCTTCTCATAATCCAAAAGGAGATAGTGCACCTATATTTATCAACCAACCAAGTAATGGCAATAACGAACAAGGATTCTTTGTGGCTGGAACATATAGAATGTATGCTGGATACACTATGGAGTTTGGTATAACAATAAATATAGCAGCTTTAGGAGGTAAAGTAGCCGGCATAAAAGGTGTAGATACACATGTAAGTGGATTTTATATCCATGAATTATAGGAGAAAATATGAAAATATATATAGATGATCATTTAATATATGAATTTACAGATACTGAATATAAAGTTTTATTAAGTAATATGCTTAAAGAAGAATTTATAGATGAGATAAGTAGAAGGATAAGATGGGTGTTAAGGCAAAAGTATGATAATAGCATCGAGGAATTGAAGAGGAAATGGTTGCCTATTCTTAAAAAAGAAGGGAAAGAATTTATCCCTCTTGATGATGAAAAATTTGCTGCTATGATATTTGCAAGAGAGGATTATAAGAGTCGGTCTGATATCGACAAGCCTGTCCCAGAAAATGTTGTGAAGTAGTATTCTCCTTTCTTTTATCCTTTCTGCTGGGAGAAGCCTTGTTGCTCCTCCCACTTTTTTAAGCATGAATCTAAGAAATCTTGATTATCTAACAAATTTTGAAGAAAGATTTTTTGTAAAAAATCACCTATAGAAATCCATAAAAAATGATCTTTATCTTTAGATAATTGAATGTAATAAGAAGTTTTTTGATCTTCTATAACTTTGCAGATTTCTCCGTAATTTCCTTTATCTAATTTAGTTGGAATAGTATATCTTATCATTTTAAAGCCTTAATTTTCCTTATTTTATTAATAACATAAAGGAATTTATCTTTAGGTAAATCAGATAAAGTTTGTAAATTGTAGGTTTCTAATATCATGGTAGCTAATTTTTCATCGTTTCCTATTTCTAGTTCTAACTCTTCAAGTTGATCTTTAGTTATAGTTTTTATAGAAATAGGATTATCTTTTTTCTGCGTAAATCCTGTAGCATTAACTAAGTCATCGTCTTCAACATCATCCTCCAAGGTTACATTAAGGATAGAGATAACTTGTTGTTTCTTCATCATATTAAAGATAGAAATATAAGTTTTAAGATCATCTCTAGGGAGGATTAATCTTGTTCTGGATTCTATCCATTGGCCAGAAGAATGCCATAATCTAGTTTTAAGAACAGTTGAACCGTCAGGCATTATAAATGTTCTCTGTGTTAAAGATAAGCCGTGCCTAGACAATATTGGGCGCACATGAAACATTATATTATCTAGGTCAGAATAATAATTTTTATAATAATTATTTTTTCTATTACTCTTGATTTTAGGGTATTCAGCTGCAGCCCTAGCCAGAGCCAAGTTAAGGTCTTTAGTTTCCTTAGACTCATAGGGGTCGTCTACTACTCTAGCTAAAGCTGCATCAATTTTAACCTCCAGTTTTTGTAAGGCTCTTAAAATATCTTCCATTATTACTTTCCATTTGAATCATCATCTGTAACAATTCCCAACATAGCACAATATTGATACCTTTTTAAATAAGTTATAGCAGCTCCATATCTTTGTAATTTGTTCTGGTTTTTGCCATCTTCATTAACTATTAAAGGTATTCTGCTTTGTATATAAGCACCACAATAATGGCAAACCCTAGTTTCTAATATTAAAAAATCTTTATTTAAAGAATCTACAAATTGAATAACAAATAAGCCATATTTAGATAATATAGGCCTAGAAACCATAACTACTTCAGAAAAATCAGCATATTTATAATTAAATCCCTTGGCATTTTTCAGAACAACAGGTAACTCAGCCTGCATTTTTGCTAAAGAATTATACAAAATTACTCTTCGTTCTTCCTCATTCAAACCAGCCAATGCTCTCACCCTTTCCAGCTTAATACTCTTAGAAGAATTATCACCCGCGTTATTCTCTTTTTCCATAACTCATTCCTTGACTTAATTGTATAACATATGATAACATATGATAATATATGATAATATATTTATAGGAAAGGGTCAATATGCGTAAACTATTATTAGTTTTAGCGATTGGTTTATTTTTTGTGGGTTTAGAGGCTAACAAGAAGAATAGGAGGTCGCCTGTAGTTACTAATAACAGGAAGAGAGTTGTACAGCAGCAAGGTAATGTTCAAAAAAGCGAATTAAGGAGGGCTATAGATGAGGTTTACAATGTTGAGTTTAGGTTTGAAGGTGAAGAAAAGAAGCCGCAGCCGGTACAGACACCTGTCAATCAAGAGATCATTAGGCGACAGATAAAAGAAGATCTAGATGAGATTAAAAACAGGGTTATAAACTATTTACATGACATAAACAAGGTCTCACAAGAAATTAATAGCTCCGTAAATTTGTTTCATGGGTATTTAGATAAGATAGAGTTAGTATTAAAGAAACAAGAAGATCAATCTCAAAAGATTGCTGAGCTTGCCGGCATAGTAAATAGGCTTAAAAAAGA